TCGCAGGGAATACATTAAGCAGCTTAAGCAATTAAGTGTAATAAACGTATACAATGCTTTAAATGGTAAAGTACTTCTTTGTTATGAGAAAGAGGGAAAATGCCATAGGCATATTATTGAAGAGTGGTTTAGACGAAATGATTTACCATGTGGTGAACTTCTCACAGGTAGTGAATGTACAACCTGCAGCAAGTGTAGGAGAGGGTTTACCGCTTCAAGAGGTGGTGAAGTCAGCTGGGTATGTATGGAAACAGGTGAAATGATGACCATACATGAAAGTATGCTAAACTCTTGTGAGGATTGGAGGTATTTTGCATGAGGAATGAAACCATCAGTGTTTACATTGGTGTAATGCATTTACCTGTACCTTACATGTATAGTGTGTTTCCAAATCTTGAAGACCCTAAAGATGAATTGCAGTATCAATTACTTAAGCTAGAATATGCAATACTGCAAGCAGCTCAAGAAATAAGAGGAACTATTGAAACAATGGTTGATGCTTTAAAACCATCTATTGAAGCTTTGGCTGAGGACTTTAGAGAGCTTAGTAATAAACTCTTTTACAATGAAATTAGTCCTGATGATGTTTTATATGAGCAAATGGAAGAGCTGCGACAGCACAGGTGCAATAACGTGATTAGTGATTATCATTACATGAGAGATAAAAGGAAGGAGGCACGAATGTATGTACGCAACCATAGATATTGAAAGTACGGGACTAGACCGCTACAAAGAAGAGATTACATTTATAGGTGTGGGACTTGCCAAGAATGTCGGTGAACCAATATATAAATACTTCTTTTATGATATGTCTGACCCTGAAGATGTAACGAAGTTTAGGAACCTGTGCAAAAATCTGAGGGAGCGTAAGGTAAAGACGGTATTCCAAGGAGGTAAATTTGATACCCTTTTCATTGAATTGAAGGAAGACATTAAGTTACCCATAAGTGAGGACATATTGTTAATGGGTACAGCTTATGACCTTGCAGCTAACCATGCTTTGAAGACTAAAGGCAAAGAAAAAGGTATGGCTGAGAGATACTTAGGAGTATCTAATTGGGATATAAGCACTAAAGAAAAGACATCTAGAGATAAGAAAAAGGTCATACCATACTTGAAATTAGATGTTAAGTACACATGGGAGCTGTTTTGTTTCTTCTATGAGGAGCTATCACCTATACAGTGGAAGCACTACAGAAAGCTGTTAAAACCAGCATACCTTATGTATCGTGATGCAGAGAGACTTGGTATCTATTTTGACCGTAAAGAATACAAAGTCGTTAAGGCTAAATACAAAAAGCTTGAGGCTGAGAAGCTTGCTGAGCTTAAAAAGAAATATGATATCAATTGGAACAGCCCACAACAAAAGGCAAAGATACTATTCACGGATAAGAATGGTGAAAGATTGCCAGTCATAAAGAAGAGTAAGAAAACAGGTGCTCCTAGTGCAGATGCGGAAGTGTGTAAGAAGTTGGCAGTACAGGGTTATACCCTACCAATATTGCTATCAGAGTATACTGATGCCAATACACTTAATAAAATGTTCCTTAATAGATGGGGAGACGACAGCAGTTACGATGGAAGAATACACCCTAACTTTGGTTTATTCAATGTAAGAAGTGGCAGAACATCCTGTTCTAACCCAAACCTTCAACAAGTTCCTCGTAAAAAAGATGTTAGGTCACTATTCCACACTACAAAAGGTAAAGTATTCTTTGAAGCGGATTATTCTCAGTTGGAGCTTAGGATTGCTGCTGACTATGCTAATGAGCTTACCATGTTGAACATTTACAAGAACCATGGAGATATACATACTGAGACTGCTAAAACTCTAACCAATGGAAGAGAACCTACCAAGGAAGAAAGAGGTGCAGCAAAAGCCGTTAACTTTGGTTTTATTTATGGTATGTTTGCAAAAGGCTTTGTAGATTATGCTTTCAATAGCTATGGTGTTGTGTTCACTTTAAACGAAGCCAAACATTACCGAGACTTATTCTTTGCGAAGTACCCAAGGCTATTGCCGTGGCATGAGGAGCAGAAGGAAATGGCACGAGCTCTTGGTGGTGTTAGTAATAAGTTTGGTAGATTTAGAAAGCTACCTGACATCTATTCCGATAATTGGTCATTGCGTGGAAGTGCTGAACGCATCAGCTTGAATACACCTGTTCAGGGTACTGGTTCAGATATACTGCTATCTGCAGCTATAGAAATCCACCAAGAGTATAAGAATGAAGGTGTAAGTATTGTTGGAACTGTACATGACTCTATCCTAGGAGAATGCTGGGAAGATGACGTAGAATGGGTAGTACCAGAAATTCGTCGCATCATGACAAAGCCGAAACTGCTTGATGAGTTCGGTGTGCATTTGAAAGTGGAGCTGGAGTGTGACATAGGTGTTGGCAAGTGGGGAACTCACTAATTCGACAAAATTTTCGTGCTAGGTGTTAAAACTTATGTGAAAATAGGTGCTATGAGTTTTCAAAAAATAATTAAAAATTCGACAAAAAAGTACTTGACTTTTTTCCAAAGGTGTGCAATAATTCATTTACAACCAAATGCGACACAAAACGACACCAAAAATCGTGTGTGTTCGACAAAATAAAACAATTTAAAGGAGGACATTAACATGTCAGTAGCAAAAGTAAAAAAGGGTAGTAAGGTAATCTTATGTGGCTTCACAGGAATGAAGCTCGGTGTGTATGCGGTAACAGCTGCAGATGAGAAGAAAGTCACAATCGAAAAGGCAGACGGAACTCAGTTGAGCTTCTCCCGCAAGGACGGTAAGCAGATTGGTGCGAAAAATCCTAAATATGGTAACTTCATTATTGAAGATGATGGTAGCTATGTGAACCCTCGTGAAGCTAAGAAGGCAGCTGAGAAAAAGGCAGGTAAGAAGGCTGATACCAAGACCAAGAAGGTTAAGGAAGAAGTTATCGAGGAAGAGATCGAAGACGAAGAGGAAGAGAAGTCTAAGAAATCTAAGAAGGCTGATAAGAAGGCAGCTGGCAAGAAGTCTAAAAAGGCTTCTGACGATGAGGATGATTATGAGGAAGTAGAATAATCCGTATTCCAACAACACAACAGGATAGGTAGTACAATGGTACTACCTACTCTAATGCTACTACACACTGGATAACAATAAAAATTTGAACCGCTTTCAAACATAGTTGTATCATGTGCAAAGGTCACAAGTCCTTATAAAAAGCAGAGTGGAGAACAAAACATATAAAAGCTCCTGAGGGTGGGAGGTGGGGTCTTAGGTGGAAAACCTTCGAAGACAGTAAGGAGCTTTTATAAATTAAAACAGGCTTACCGAGGGAATGGCAAATGTGGAGGGCAGGTTGCGTCAAGTGTTGTTCTATAGGTACATTCACAGCGAGACAAGTAGGTAAGCCTATTTTAGAAAGTAGGTGATTTACATCAAGATAAGCTATTCTAGAGTGTCATGTATGTTAAGTTGTCCTTACAAACACTATCTAGGGTATGTAAAGAGATTGCGATTAAAAAAGCCTGTTAGACCGTTATATTTTGGTAGTGATTTTCACAAGCTACTAGAGTTTAGAAATGACAAAAAGGGCTTAAAGGTTGCTTTATCTGAAATCAAAGAGAAGTTTTATGAGATGCCTGCATCATGGCAAAGTGACTTAGGTGAGGACTATGTACAAGACATTAGAGAAATTTTTACTGACTATCGCAGGGTATATAAAGACACACCTCAACCACACGAAACAGAAAGACCCTTTGAAATCCTTATTGGATACTACAAAGGGGAGCCAGTTTACTTCATAGGAATAATTGATGAGTTGTATAAGTACAAAAGGCACGGAGAAAAGTTCATTAAGGTAGGAGAGCATAAGACATTTAATAGAGCTCCCGACTTAAACACATTAGTAATGAATACTCAGTCAAGCCTATATGCTAAAGCAACTCTATTAGAAACTGGCATTTTACCCAGTTCGGTAATTTGGGATTACATAAAGTCAACTCCTGCTAAGAGACCTATCTGGTTGGAGAAGACCCAGAGATTTAGTAATGCCAAGTCAGCCGATATCACACACTACAGCTGGAATAGAGCTTGTAAGGAACGTGAAATTGACGATGAGAAAATCCTTAACCAAGGGTTAATTTACCAATCAAATATCACCAATTACTACAAGCGGATTGAGCTGGACTTACACCCTGGGATGGTGGACTCTGTTTGGGACGGTTTTGTGTATACTGCCAAACAGATTGTAGCTCACGGGGAGAAGAACAAGACCAAGAACATAACCATGAATTGTAAATGGTGTAACTACCGAGATATCTGTTATGCTGAATTTACAGGTGGTGACGTTGACTATCTTATTAAGAAAAATTATGAAGTCAAAGAGGATAAGGTAGAAAGTATAGAACCAATTGAAGAGGAGACCTAAAATGGGATATTTAGATAGCGCAGTACCTATTGCTGAGTTAGGTCAAAGAAATCTATGGGTGCTGTGGGGTAAGAGTAACAGTGGTAAAACGGAACTCGGCTCAACTTTCCCAAAACCCATACTATACTTAAGATTTGGTGACGATGGTAGTAACACTATTGCAAATGTGGGTGGTGTTAAGGCTATCAGTATCGAGGGTATGGAAAAGCCTAAGAAGCTAACTGCTACAGAGCACCTTAAAGAAGTGGCAAAAGAGCTACAAAAGGATAAGCAGTATAAGACCATTTTCGTAGACACATTTAGTATGCATACAAATGTATGGATTGATGAGAATGCTGTTCAGAAGAATAAGAAAATGACACAGCAGATGTGGGGAGACCTTAAGGTAGAGCAAGAGGAACTTGTGAAGATATTTCACAAGGTTGCATCTAACCACATAGTGGTTCTGTCGTGTCACGAAGCCTCAGATAATATTGAGGGTATGGAAGACGAGATACTCCCTGACATTAGACCATCTATCACCAAAGGAGCTAGAACGTTCCTTGAGGGTATGGCTAACTATGGTATCCACACCACAAAGCTTAAGAAGACTATTACAAAAGGTGGTGTCGATAAGGAAGTGGTAAGATATGCAGCACATCTTGGTGCTAACCCGTATTACTGGACTAAGTTTCAAGTTGACAAAGGCACAGATATACCAGAGGTCATGTTCAACCCAACTTATGATAAGATTATTAAGCTATTAGGAGGTGAATAAAATGAGTCAAGCACAATGTGGTAGTGTAGCCCCTTCCCCTATAAGCATCTCAGGTTCTATCAATACCATTGAAGACCAGCAGGTCACAATTGCTAATATGGTTACCTCCATAGAGAGTGTTCTATATGGCAGTAACAATGAAAAACAGGCTAATGAGGCAGGCGGTGAAAGTATGGAGATAAGATTGAATAATATCGTAGCTGCTAATGAAAAGGTAATGTGCAAGTTAGAGCGCATTCTCACAAGAATGTAGTACAACCAATAATAAAATATTAGGAGGAAATGAGTAATGGCATCAAGAAAAATTAAGGTAGATATGACTGGTGTAGAGTCATACCAAAAAGCATCTGAGGGTAGACATAAGGTGAAGATTGTATCAGCAGAACCCAAAGAGTCACAGGGTGGTAATGATATGATACAGGTAGCTTTCGAAGTCACAAATGGCAGTGATAAAGGCAGCCGTGTGTATGAGAAGTATCCACTCGTTGATACTGCCCTCTGGAAGCTTAAGGGTATGCTGCAGGCAATAGGCTTAAAGGCTGATAGCAAGATGGTTATTGACCTTGACAAGCTTATCGGTAAGAGCCTTGAGATTGAAGTAAAACATGAGGAATACAATGGTTCACTTTATGCTAAGATTGACTCATATTACAAGTTAGGTGATACCTCTGATGAAGAGGAAGATGACGAGGACGAAGACGAAGAGGAAGAAAAGCCTAAGTCCAAGAAATCCTCTAAACCAGCTCCAAAGTCCTCTAAGAAGAAGGTTGTTGAAGAGGATGAGGACGAAGACGAGGATGAGGAAGATGAGGATGAAGATGAGGAAGAGGAAGATGAGAAGCCTAAAAAGTCCTCTAAAAAGGCTCCTGCTAAGCCCTCAAAACCCACTAAGGGTAAGAAAAAGGTAGAAGAGGAAGACGATGAGGAAGATGAAGAGGATGAGGATGAGGAAGAAGAGGATGAAAAACCTAAGAAATCCTCTAAGAATAAGTCTTCTGACAAGTCAAGCAAGAAATCCTCTAAAGGTAAGAAAAAACCTAAAGATGATGACGAGGACGATGATGAAGAGGACTGGGAAGACGCTTAATTCATCTGTTAACTAACACTATAGGGGGAGTTTAAATGGCTCCCCTCTATAATTTGGAGGGTATTACCTTGGAAAGAAAAGAAATGTTAAGGACGCTTGCACAACTAGACCTATCTAAGATGCCTCATATCTTCATACCATCTTGGAATAGACCTGACTTTGTAAGTGCAAGGTTATTTGAGAATTTTAGCAGTAAAGAGCGTGAAAAGGTGCACATCGTAGTAAGGCATAACCAATACAAGAAATATGCAAAAGCTCACCCCAATTTACATATTCTACCTATACCAGCAGATTACCCCGTTAACGGGCTAGCAAGCACACGGCAGTTTATATTTGAGTATGCCGTGGAACATCGTTACTCCGTAATCATAGATATGGATGATGATATTAAGCACCTAAGATTTATGTACGAGGGTGTTTCTAGTCGAGGAGTTGCCACCACAAAGCACTCATTAAAAGAGGATGAAGAAAAAGACCATCAGTTCAACCAAAAAATACTTTGTTTGGCTGCGTCCATATCAAAAGATATTTTTAGAGAACATCCTAGAGTAATGCTTGGTAACCTACATCGGCAAAAGGCTTGCTTTAATGTGCAATATGGCAAGCTTAAATATGTGGTCAACCGTGAAACAACTCCACGGCAGGTGACCTTACTAAATGTAAAGGCACTGCATAAGGCAGATATCAACCGAAACACTAAATTGTTTGACACACATGGTGACGACATTGGATTTACCGCTGAAATCCTTAAACATGGTGGCTGGTGCTTCAATATCCCGTGCCTTGGCTATGAGTACTTAAGTGAGAAGTGTGACTCTGTAATGCGTACTCCTGAAAATGAGAAGGAGCTCCATGCATATGAATATGCTGTGCTTCAAAATTACCCTATCAAAGACTACTTAAGATGTACATTCTTAGATGAGGATGGTAACCCTATGTGGAATGATGTGGACTGGCGAAAGTATCATAAGGTACACGGCACACAACCTATCATGAAGTATTGGAGGGATTGCGAATGAGCCAAATATCTGTTGTCGTAAAGAATGGTGATAACACAGAGCTTAATACCAAACTATCAGAGGGCTGGAAGTTTGTGAGTGCTACTCCTGTTTCCAACCATGTGACTGTTTCCACATCCTGTGGCAGCCAGTACTTTGGTTACTTACGAGAGAGTGAGCGTGGAGATACCCTCATTCTTGTCATCCTTGAAAGTCACGGGTGTGTACAGTATCTCGATGGTATTCCTCGAAAGGAGGAAACAGCTTGTGATGAACCGTTTGGAGCAAACTGGAATAAGTAGTGCTTGTGATATGATATGTGCAGGAAATGTAGAAAAGATGGAGTTACCTAAATCTTCACTAGCATCTACACATAAAGCTATCAAAGCCTACAAAGTACCAAGTAAAAACCCTAAGAAGTATACAGTTAGGGTAGACATTCAAGTAGAGGAGGATTAATTATGTCATATGGTGTTCCTAAGAAGAAAATGGTTTCAAAGAGCAGCCCAAAAAGACATTCACCAACCGCATTTGAACTGTTGGTAGAGGAGTTAGACGAATTGGACAGTGATTTAGACCGTGAGGAAAAGAAAATCGAAGGTCTAAAAGAGTCATTATATGAAGCAGAGACTAAATTTAATGCGCTTAGTATTAAGCGTAAGTACTTAGCACAAGCGGTAGAGGAATGCCGTGAGTTATGTGAAGAGCTCACAAGCAACGATGACAGTAACAAGTCATGGGAAGAGGAGGATGAAGAATAATGCTAATAGTATTAGAAGGTTGTGACGGAACAGGAAAGACCACGCTTGCAAACAGTTTGGCAGCTATCATGAATGCTGAGGTAATACATTGTAGTCAATACACACCAAATGACTACTTCTTTTTCCATCAAATAATTGAGGCAAGCAAGACCAAGAATATCGTAGCAGATAGGTTTATGTATGGTCAATTCATATACCAAGAAGAGGAAGACCGTCACTTAAGTGGTATTGGTATGGATGAACGCTACCGCTCATCTTTGGAGCATTTACATATACTTGAAGCGGAATTACTTGCTGCTGGTGGTAAGTTGGTGCATGTTACGGCTCCAGATGATGAGATTAAGGAACGACTTGCTGCACGAAATGAACTCCTCATAAATGGCTTAACCGTTGAAGATGTGCAAGCCCGTTTCAGGGGAACATTTAAGCTCTCCATGTTACCTATTGTTACTTGGAATACAGGTAGATACCAATTCGATTAGGAGGATATTGTAATGGTGTATAAAAAGAGGTTAGAAGAAAGCAAGAGAAGTAATCACCGACCCGTCATGAACGTTCAGCACACTGCAGTCACTTTAGATGATGCATGGTTATTTTGGTACAATGAGTTGGCAAAAAGGGCTGCAGGAGGCTCCAGTGACAGCAGAGACGGTGCTGTTGTAGGTGAAATAATTAATGCAACAACAGTAATTCTTAATCCCACCATGAATATCATGAAGAATCAGGTACGTAAGTTACCAATGAGATATATGATTGGGGAACTTCTTTGGTATCTAAGTGGTAATCCGTCATTGGATGCTATTAGAAATTATACAGATGCATGGGACAGAATGTCTGACGACGGTAAGTATGTTAACAGTAACTATGGTAATTTAATACAAGAGTGTGTAGACTTCCATGGAGACACCGCTGTATTCAATCAATATGACTATGTAAAAGACTTGCTTAAGAGGGATAAAAATACTCGTCAAGCTGTCATCCACATAAAGACACCAAGAGACACAAGGGTTCACCCGACCAAGGACTTGAATTGTACCGTTTGTCTTCAATTTTTTATCCGCGATGGTGCCTTACATATGACTACATACATGCGTAGCAATGATTTATGGATGGGCTTCCCTAACGACATCTTCCAGTTCACCTGTATCCAGATACGTCTTGCTATGGAGCTTGGTGTTGACGTTGGGTATTACACCCATATTGCTGGCTCGTTGCACTTATATGAAAGAGATTATAACAAGTCTCTTGAAAATATGACAACAGGTGTTTGTACCGATGGTATCACCACAGGTAGAACAGGGTGTAAAACCCCTAATGTCAGTGCCGTTCCTCGTACAATTAATGAGCTAAGAGAAAGACATGGGTGTACCATTCCGTGTGAAGAGTGTAAACCAGAACGCTTTCACGCTTGCTTAGAAGGTAACCAGTTACCCATGGAAGAGACTATAGAGGAACTTGTAGGTCAGGATGAGGGTCATTATGGTGTAGACCCTGCTTACTTTGAGGAGTGTGTTAAGTCACCTATGACTGACCCTGATGACAGCTGGGAAGATTGCCTGTAGGGAGGGGCTTATACAAATGAAGCTTAAGAAAATTCTACTTAAAGTGGTAGATGAAGAAACTGACAAGCTAGGATGGTATCATCTTGCATACGCAGACGAAAGGGTATATCTTGGATTTTTAAGTAAACTTGGATGCAGCCGTATTGAGTTCGCTGAGTATGTCGGAAAGTGGGCACAAAATGATTTTAATATATCGCTCTCTATGACTCACAAAAACGACATATTGGTGCTTAAGAAGCTTGTGCAGGAAAGATACCACAAAGCTCATCCATATCTGTTTGTGCCTACGAAAACGGATAGACAGGGATGGATGAGGGCTTGGGTAATGAAGAAAATGGTGGAGGAGATAAGATATTATGGACAACCAAAAGAACAAGCCTAACTGTATAGGATGGGTTGACAGGCATAGTATAGACTGCGCTGTATGTGGTAGCTTAGAGGAGTGCCAGCAAAAAAGCAACCCGAAATCTGAAAACAAGCAGGATGAGACAAAACTACCTAGGATTATAGTAACAGATTTTGACGGGACTCTTGTAGAGAACAGGTTCCCCGAGATTGGTAGGATTATGCCATATACATGGGACAGGATTAAGCAGGAGCAGGAAAACGGTGCTAAGATTATTCTGTGGACTTGTAGAAATCATGAAGCTGTGGACGCTGCAGTAGCTTTTTGTGCTGAAAACGGGCTAGTGTTCGATGCCGTGAACGAAAATCTTCCTGAGGTACAAAAAATGTTTGGTGGGGATACACGTAAAGTATTCGGAAATGAATACTGGGATGACCGTGCTAATCCGGAGTTTTCCTTCAATTTTCATAAGGCGGTGGGCTAATGAAGGTGATTTTAATCAGTGTTGCCTACATAGTTATTGCTTTGATTGTCACGGGAATTATGTACCATTTACGACCATTCAAACATGACTTCCGCTCAATCGAGGAGGAGAACGGGTGCTATGTGGTAGCAGGTTGTTTATTTCCTGTGGTAGTGATACTACTTATTACATATCACGTATTTCTAATCCCATTTAAAGTTGTTGACAGGATACATGGTAGGAGGAAATAATGCCATTAGAGAGCACGATACAGAGTAGTATACTTAAGTATCTAAATAGTTTGCCAGATTGCGTAGCCGAAAATGTGAGTGGAAACGCTGCACAGTCTGGTAGACCAGATATAAATGCATGTATAGAGGGTTGCTCCTACCGTATCGAGGTAAAGAGTCCTGACCATGGGTATATGCCATCAAAGAAACAGATAACCAATCTTAAAAGGTGGGCTCGTGCAGGTGCTATTTGTGTGGTAGTTTGGAGTCTTGATGAGGTTAAGTTCATTGTCAAGAAAAAAGGAGCATTCAGCAGTAAATTTACTGGCTGGTATATATTTGAAGATGGTGCAATATGGAAGGGGTCACACCCAGATGATTAAGGAGGTTAGCATATGCGTTCAAAAAGACATCTTTGTGATAGCTGTACTCAGAATTTCCCTGAATGTGATACAACCAATGAAGACATTGTGTATGGTAACGGGGTAGGAAATGATAATGTGATGGAGTGCCAGAAGTACCAGAGCAAAGAGTTATCCATATCAGAAGATATCAAGGAGAGAGTTATAGCTTGTTTACAAGACATTATAACAAAAAGAGGGTTGAGGGTAAGTTTTGAAATTATCAATATCTTGCCAGTTGAGTGGGGTACGTTAAGAGTCATTGTTAAGTACAAAGGAGTAGATTTAAGGCTTGCTGAGGAGTTTAACTACAAGCAGATACACACAGGTGAAACAACCATTACTGAGGTGTGTGATTTCATAATAACCAGTATCATCTGCACATGGAATGCACGCCTATTTGAGGAGACATAATGAAATACTATCTTAAGACAAAGCCTTGGGAGCATCAGCTCAAGGCTTTGCACTATCTTTACAAGCATGATGCAGCTGCTCTATACACAGATATGGGTACTGGAAAGACCAAGGTGATGATAGACCTCATTCAAAATAGAGGGTTTAAGAGAGTGCTGATTGTCTGTCCTAAGAAAGTCTGTGATGTATGGGAGAGCGAAATTGCAAAGCACGGATTTAGCTCCAAATTCCGTGTAATTAACCTTGCTGACTTGGGTAGTGAGAAAAGGATAGACTTGCTCAAAAAACAGCTCCAGTGGTTAAAATTCGACAGCACAGAAGGAGTATCCACGGTGCTGATTATCAACTACGAAAGTGTGTGGAGAGAGCCTTTAGCATCTTACCTTATGCGTAAAACTGTTGGTATAGATACAGTTATATGCGATGAGAGTCATAAAATCAAGTCACCATCTAGTAAGTGCAGCAAATATCTCACACGCATAGGGAAGACTGCCAAGCACCGTTATCTCGTTACGGGTACACCACTAGCAGAAAATCCTTTAGATGTGTATGCACAGTACCGTTTCCTTGACCATAGAGTATTTGGTACTAACTATGGAGACTTCAGAGATGAGTATGAGAATTTAGACATACGGAAGACTGCAAGACTAGGATATCGAGTGCGTAAGAAAAGTAAGCCATTCAAGAACTTGGATAAGCTTGAGAAAAAGATGTTCAGCATAGCATTCTCTATCGAGTCTACTGTTGTTCTTCCTGAAGTAACCGATATCACCATACCATTTAAACTCAACAAAAAGACAGCTGAGTTATACAATGAGGCTGTCGAAGAAGGGGTATTGGAGCTTAATGGTGGTGTAATGGCAACAAGCAACATACTTTCTTTAATCACACGACTTCAGCAGATTGTTTCAGGTTATGTACCCGTGGAAAAAGATGATGGTACGGTAAAAACAATCAACATAGACCGCTCTAGGATAGAGCAGCTTGAAACCATCCTAGACGGGTTACCTCCTAGTGAGCCTGTTGTTGTCTTTGCCAAGTATACAAAGGACTTGAAGAATATTCGAAAGCTTTGTGAGGAAATGGACTATGGATACTCAGAATTAAGTGGTAAGAAGGATACCCTAAAAGAGTGGAAAGCTGGTGACACCAAAGTACTAGGAGTGCAGTATAAGAGTGGCTCTGAGGGTATTGACCTAACCCGTGCACGGTATTGTATTTATTACAGCTTAACACACTCACTTGCATTGTATAAGCAATCTCGTAAGCGTATCCATAGACCTGGACAGACTAGACCGTGTTATTACTATCACATCGTAGCCAAGGCCAAAGGGGTGAAAACCATTGATGAGAAAATCATGGAAGCCTTAAAGAGTAAGCAAGATGTAGTAAAATATATCATGAAGAATTTAGCATAAGAAAAGCTCCCTATTTGGGAGCTCTTTCTTTAGTCTTTCCATATAGGATTTTCTTCCGTGTATGTGATACCACGGCTACAAATTGGGATTAGATAGTTTCCTTCAACCCTCCATTCCTCTTTGTAGGGTGTGTTATTATAGCTTGTCGCATACCAGCTTACTTCTTTGATGTCTCTAAACCTCTTGAACCCATTTTTCATACATTTAGCATATAGTTTATTCCCAGCGTCTCTAGTTGAACCTGAGATATGAACTGATGAACCACCGAACCCATTCTGCTCAGTTACCACTTCATAGCGGTTTCTATCCTGTCGGAAAGTTATTCTGGTGTCTTCATTTTGAATTATTACTACATTCATACCATGCCTCTTTCTGACGGTTTTGGTTTACCGACAACCATAAACCCTACTTGCACATCTGCACTTTTTGTTGGAATATCTTGTTAGCTTCTTCTTTATCAGTGGTATGGTCTACTGCTAGTGCAATTCCCTTTTCGTACTCGCAATCTAAATAAACTCTAATGGTATATTCTCTTCCAACTACCTTTAAGCCCTTTAACTTCCAACCATCTTGATGCACTATGTTTTTCTGCTCACATACAATGATGAAATCTCCAACGTGGTATTTCTTTTCTTGCTCATCTATCATCTTGATGAGTGCTGGTGCGAATATCCTATCATAATACTCATTTAACTCATGATTAGTTTCTGTTCTATACCCATCACCTTGTCTCTTGCTCATCTATTTTCCCTCCGAATAAGTTTTCTTTGATAAGTGTATTATATCATGAGTTATACGAAAAGTCAACACTTATTTTAAAATATTTTTTAAAAACAGAAAAGTCCTAGTTTCCTAGGACTTTGCATCTTGTTAGTATAGTTTGTTTGGTGTCACCATGTATTGAGTGTTCTTTGATTGTACCCTTAATGGTAAACACTTCACCATATTCACGTCTTACACAAGCACCATTGACAACCTTTTCAAGACAATTGGATGTAGACCACTTAAAAGTATTTCCTTCCACATCTTCGAATAAGTGAATGTAGGCCAACCCGTACTGAGTCTCGTAGCAAAATCTGTTTACATAGGTAAGGGAAAGCTCTAATTTATCACCAACCTCACCAACAAACTTATTACTCTTAACTAATCCCCTACGAGCTTCTCTTTCAAGTCTTTCTTTTTCAGTTTCCATAGCCTTGAAGTAAGCAGCTGGAAGACTTGCTAGTATGCCTAAATCACGGTATTCAACATATTCGTTCTTACAAGCAATTTGCAAATTACTAATATACTGGCTTGTAGTTTCTTGTGAGCTTAACCATTCAAGCATCAACTTAACGGTTTCAATGTTTTCGGTTCGGTCATGCTTAAAATCATACTTGATGATGTCTTCATAGTCTGCTTTAGAATAAGGTTGTAAGCAACTAAGTGCGATTGAACTTGTAGAACGAGTCTCCTCATCCATGGCTCTTTGCTTGCTAACAAAACCACATTTGTTAACAATTTCAACAGCTGCTTGAAGGTAGCTAACAGCGTTTACGTATCTTTTGGAATAACCACCTAACGAACAGGAGTCATTCAATTCTTCTATTGCACTAAAGTATGAAAGATACTGAGCAACTGCTTCAGCGGATAAGCCATTAGTGAAGTCTTTCAAGCATCCTTTACCAACTTGCTTAAACTCACCAGTTACAGTGTTTTGTATAACATAGGTGTCTTTTCTGTAACGATTGCTATTACAGTGGTCACATTTTGGAGCACTTGTGCGGTACACCTCAGGAAGTTCAACACCTGAGCAACCACGAATGATATTACCATTTTCGGTGTGTTCAAGGGTAGCCACGAATTTCCAATCATTTATAATAGCTGTGCCACCAGCTTCAATGACTATAAATCTTTCTGTGCTAACACCTGTGCGAACATTTTCTACAACACCATAAGCACCACGAACTTCTTTGCTATGTTGTACATCTCTGAACTCCTCACCAACTTCTTCATAGTGAAATTCACAGCCATACTTAGAACACTTCTTTGCGATACGTGTGAACTTTTCTTGAAGCTTTACCATGTTATTTTCGTGAATAGTGTATATTGACATTTATTTTACCTCCATAAGTAATTTTGTTTTCCTTGTAAACACATTATATCACGTTATAAAGCAAATGTCAACACTTATTTTAAAGAATTTTAAAATTATTTTTGCTGTCGTTTTTGTAGGGGAATTTTCGTAGTAGAAGTTCAAAAGATGCAATTTATTGCCTGAGACAATTCAGAAGAGCTGCAAGAGAAATTCGTGTATGAAGTGGAGGAGTAAAGCCACTCCCTGTTTTCACAGTGAAATGGCTTTAAGTAGCAAATATTAAAATTATACTTCTAACCTTTGGGAGATTTCAGCTAACTTGATATTAGCTGTTTCTTGATTGTCAAACACTTTTCGGAACAAGTCCCTCTGCTCCTTTTTGCATTCATCACAATGCTTTTGGTCTTGCTCAATAAGTGTTTTTAGGGCAGCGTTGACCTCTGTATTTCTTTCTACCACTTGCAACAGCTTATCTTCTCGTTTCAGTAACATATCTTCCCTTGCATATGTATCATTCCTTTTTCTTTGTCCAATCTCAGAAAAGGTCTTAAATAAAGGGATTAACGCAATTGCAAGGATGACTACTATAACGAGCAGTACAATTATGGTACTGTCACTCTGCTTTGCTAAGTCCACGGCTTGTTCCATATGTTGTCTCCTATCATTAGTGAGTATAGGGGCTGAGCCTTACCCAGCCCCTCTTAGGGTACTACTTGGTCTTGTCAATCACATCTTCAAGACCTTTTTCAATGATGTACTGGTCAATCTGAGTCTTTAACTCAGGCTTTTTAGTAACAACCTGCAGATAAGTCAAAGCTCCAAGAATAATCTGATTAACCAAATAAGGTACTAACGGACTATAAGTCATTTTGTTTTCCTCCTTTCTTAAAATCCTATTATTGAATTAACTACACCCTCTAACATGGTAATTCTTTCTTGAAGAATTACTGTCTCAGGCACAGGTAAATCCGTGTAAATTGGTGCATGAACCTCTTTACTTACATCTATGCTTGCTATGAGCTTGCCTGCTGGCACTATGACCTCTAGGTAAAATAATTCACCTTGAGGGACAACATAATTTCCTGTCATTGAGCTTACTAGAGCTCCAGTACTATCATAAATTACTAATGTCTTATCCATATGTTTTCTCCTTTCTTATTCCCATGCTTCCCATGTTACGGGTTGAGCAGGGTCTGCCCCTGCCATAAGTGGTACACGAAAACCACCAGACATTATATATATTGAAGCATTACCAGACCATGGTATTCTATACGGGTCACCAGTTTGTGAACCAGCCCATACACCACCTTGTTCTGCTACTGTACGTATGCCTGTGTTAGCATTCATATAAACTCTAACAATCTTTGGAGCAAATGTAAGACCACTAATAGTGATACAATAGAAATTCTGTGAGGACTGCGTACCACCATAATAGTATACTAAACTGTGAATTGTACCTGACACACTAGGGGTTAGCCCACCACTTGCATACCTTTTTCCAGCAATGGCTGTGCCTCCCATACCAAATATGTTTGCAGTGTTCAAGATGTTAGATGGTATAAAGTCTGGGTCATCCGTATACACATAGTACCCAGAACTATTCCAATACGTATCAACTGGAGGTCTAAGATATACCCTACCATTCTGTGCTACAGTGTTAATTGCTGCTGTATCTACTCCAATCACAGGAATACTACCCTGCATACCAAATATATTCTTGCTTGCTACAAAATTTCCAGGCAAAAAGTCAGGGTCAGCCAAGTACACCCAGTAATCTGCCCCATTATAATAGCCAGCTGGGGGTCTTAGGTACACAAGACCATTTGCGTATGTAGACTGTACAGCTTGTTGGTTTGCGCCACTCATGAGGGGTATAGCTCCTTGAAGCCCAAACACATTTTTGTTAGCTAAAAAGTTAGAGGCAATAAAGTCTGGGTCTTCAGAATAAACAGTAGTGCCAGACACACCATCGTAATAACCTGCTGGTGGTCTTAATTGGAGCCCTCCACTATACCCATAACTAGCCAAAGCTGCTGTGTTTGCTCCTGATTTATCAGGCATTGTGCCTACGATATCTCCTGCATCCGTCGTAGCTGTTTTACCAGAGAGAAGGTTAGATGCAGTGGCATTACCAGAAGCTCCCTCACCCTGTAATATAAAATTTGTACCATCATACCTCAGTGTGTAGATGCCATTAAGTTTTAAGGTTGCGTTAGCACCATTAGGTTTCTTAATGGATTTTGCCCCCTTGCCATCCCAATCTAATGTGCATGAAGCACCACTAGCAATGTGGGCTTTTATAGCAACAGCCATTCCCTCAACAAGTGAAGATATAGTAGGAGTTGCTATTGTGTAGGCACTTGAAGTACCTGAGGTAATGCCAGCATAGGGAACTTGAAGCATGTAATCCTGCTTGTGGTTGTTAATGGCATCGTTAAGCTGTCCAGCTGGGTCACCAGCTAATTGACCTTTTATGGTATCAAACCACTCATCAAATCTTGACTCAAACTGCGTGAATAAGTTTGTAGCATCAATCTGGCTTACTACACCTGTTACATAACCACAAACTGCTGAGTCACTTCTCTTATCTGTGATTTTTGCATCTACTATTGAAGTTGTACCCTTTGGCACATCTACATATGCCAGCGCAAGTTCATAAGTGTTACCATCACGGGTAAGAGCTTTTGGAAATGCTATGTCACCATAGTCATCACCCTTCTTTACCGTAACTGATATAGCTCTGGAGGTAGCATCCCATCTCATCACGATTGTGTCTATTCTATTAGTAGTGCCTCCTGCAAGAGGTACACTTAGAGACAGCTCACCATCATTCTCATACCAGTAACCATTGATAAATCCTGCCCCAGCCCTTACCTTGACAGTCATATCAGGTATGGTATTTTGTATTACTTGAAGCTGTGTAGCAGGATTAACAAATATACCGTTACCGATAAATCTTGCAAAGTAACTTGCGAAACTTTCAGCGAGGTATACTCTGTCATAGGTAACACCATCTTGACTGAGCTCTGCATTGAAAAATCCACTTTTTTCTGACATGTTATAATACTCCTTTCTTTCTAAGTTTTTGCATTAAGGTAGGTTGGCTGTACCCAAAAGTAGGTTCAACACTATAGCCCTTTTCATCCAGTGTAACAGTAACCTCTGTAACAACAGCTGAGGTACTTATATTCAGCAGAGTGTCTACAACTGTTACCTTATCTCCTAAGAAGTAGTCCCTGCCATATAAGAATTGTGAGGAGTTGTCGTTTCTTACAACTGACTCAAAGCTCTCAATTTCTATATGGCTTTGCAGTTTTTCTGCACCTCTTTGTTGTAGGGCAATTTGATACTCTTCAGGAGTCATGGACAAGCCCTCTATGTCATCTGGTATGCTTTGAATGTCTCTAGCATCAACGAATAGCTCTCTACGGCTGAACCCTATCACATCAGGACTCTCAATAGTGCTTACAACTCGTTGTGCACCCTCACCTTCACCTGCTATGATAGCAGTATTGCGGTAGTCTTCACGATTGTTAAGGTATGAAGACTCAAGTATGTTGTTGAACTGCCTAGAAAAAACTACTGATTTATTACCACTTGTATTCTTTAATGTTCTATCCTTACCGTACAAAGTGCGAAACACAAACTGTTCAGTTTTAGGTCTAAACTCTACGCAAAACCCAAAATTGTGTGATTGTGCTATAGATGTGCACTCCATACCTACATAAGAACCCGTTTGCTGGTACACAGTCTGCTCTAAAGTGTGGGGTGTGTCAGCTTGCACGCTAAATCTTGGTATGGCTCTTACACCACTTGATACAAGATTTTGTGTGACTAACTCACGTACGATGTCATCTGGGTATCCTTTTTTGGAATACTGTGGATAAATGTACCTCCAATTAAGCATAACGGGAAGTAGGCTACCCTTTACTGAGATATTGTCATTATCGCTACCAGCTACACGCTCATTGAACTGTATAATACCAGCAACCTCATCTTCAATCCACAGTATTCTGTCTTTAGAACCAAACAAAAGATTGATGTTGTCCTCTGATAAGGGGCAGACAAGCTCAAATGCCCCTACATCAGAAAACATGTTATTGTATTGTATCATCGAAAATGAATTTAAAACACCATAACGATTGAACTCGTTGTCCCATACCTCTAATTTTATCATACTATTCCTCCTCAAGATTGAATAAACTCGGAGTATAAGATACTGTAATCACTAGACTTCTATAGGACTCATCAAGAACACCGTCAAGTTCTGTAGTAAACGACAAGTTTGTGACTCCTGGATTTAACTGCAACCATGAGCTGTCTAAGTCAAGAGCATCATAGTAGCTTTGCTCAACACCACCAATGTAAGCTTTAACATATCGGCTACCATTTACTGTACTTACTTCAATTCGGTCTCCAACGTTGATTACCGCATTAAGCTTAAGAAATTCCTGAGTGCCAATATTGATAAGCTTTGGATTGTTTACAACACCGTTTGAAGAGAAGGTAATAACCATACCTGCCTGATTGATGCCCGTGTTTGTAATACTTGAGATAAGTGAGGTCTCCCTTGCTCCTAGAATAATGCCTCCTGGCTTAAACGTTAATGGAAACCCAAATTTCGGTATCACACTAGCAATAACTGTAGAGACTGGTTCAACAAGCTCAAATACAGGATTAGCACAAAACAGGGATATGAAAAACTTACATATGATGTCATTGTTATCCGTGTACTCCTTTGAGTATTTCACTTGAGCATCAGGCTTACCAGTTATGCAGTAATTGTCACTTATGATTAGATACTCATGCAACGGGGTGATAAATCTGTTCAACATAGATTTCTTAGACTTTACCTCATCATAGGTCTTACCAGCAACCCAACCATATATAGTGACTGTTCTACCACTTATGATAGTTGATGATACAAACTCACCAATCTGTTGCGGAAAACTAAAAGTACTATGACTAGTTTTCACCTCACCCCAATCAATACTACCATCCTCAATTAAGAATGTGGCATCATAGTTATTGAAGCTGTAAGCCAGACCAGATTGTTTATCTTTAATTACAATACTACTAACCAAAATGCCACCTCCTAATTAAATCCTAAAGCAAGCTCCTTATGAGCCCTCTTCATCTGTCGTGCAGACTCAGCAGGGGTTAAAGCTTTAGGTGAATAGAAATTGTAGGTATTACCACTTGCATTACTACCTTGTGCTTCTTCTCTAGTAAGTACTTTTTCACCCTTGTGTAACTCTGCTACATAGCCATCGTAAGGAACATAGTCTAAACCATTCTTATGGCTACCACTGATGTAAACAGAAGCTGAGCCCACTATATTACTTACTTTTAATGAACGTGCCTCACTTGCAGCTGACCTGATGGAGGAAACAATACTGTTGGCATAGTCTGCAAGGTCTTGTAAGTAAGACTTTACTCCACTCTCAGTAGACTTAAACCCTGTTAAAAGTGCATCACCATACTTGTCACTAATGCCTTTGAACTCTTTGGTGTACCCAGATAACGTTTTCTTGTTGTTATCCATTGAAGTCTTAAGCTCACTCTCACGCTCTTTTAGTTCTTTAATTTCATTTGTTGTTTGCTGTTTCTGCTCCTTACTTAGGTTGCCAGTCTGAAGCTCGTGTTCTTTCTTCTTAATTTCGGTCTGCGTTTCTTCAAGTAACTTACGCTCTTGATAATCCTTATTAAGGAGCTCTTTAATCAGGGTTAAGTAGTTGAGCTCAGCTTGATACTGCTGTTGGAGCTGATACACCTTGCTGTCATACACTTGCTGTAGAATTTCTTTCTGTTCCTCAGCGTTATTCTGTGCTTCTTCTATCTGTAACCTAAGGGAGTCTTTTTCATCCTCACGTTGCTGTGCTAAAAGGTCTTTCTGTCGTTCGGCAGCAAGCTCCTGAAGTTCCTTAAGGATTTCCTGCTTTTCCTCTTCCGTAGCAGCTTGAAATTCAACAAGCTTTTTACTTACTTCTTTTTGGTAGTTGGCTTCTGCTTCAGCTCTTCGTTCAGCCTCTTCTTGTGCGTCAATGGCATCAATCTGAGCTTGAAGGGCTTTCACTTGTTCATTGGTAGCATTGTCAACAAGAGCCTGCTTTGCTTTAAACTCCTGGTCATATAGCATTAGTCTGGTATTGTATGCTGCTTTGGTAGCTTCGAGCTCTTTGTCGATTGCATCAATACTAGCCTGTGAACCTTTTTTGATGGAGGCAATTCTCTTATCCCTATCTTTGTAGTACAAGTCAATCTTTTTCATAACCGTTTTGTAGGTCTGGTCATAAATCAAACTGTTTGTAGTTTTTTCAATAGATATAAGTCCTGTTGAGATAGCATCACCTGTGTCTTCGAGTAAATCAGCAATCTCTTGCATTGCATCAGCTGTCATTTGCTTCTTGTCGAGTATACCATTAGCGAGACCCTCAGTAATGAAGCCACCTAAAGTCATAAACAGCACAGAAGGGGAATGAATACCGAGTGCATTTTTAAATCCGTCCACAAAGCTACCGCACCAACCTGTAATCTTTTCTGTTACCCATGAAGTCATACTGGAAACACCATTCCATAGACCCCTGATAACATTCGCACCAACGTCAACTACTTTATCTGGCAGCTCCTCAAAGAATATTAGGATACCTGCAATAACTCGTGGCAAGTTCTCCTCAGCGGATTTCACCATATCCTCACAGAATGCAATGAATTTCACTATCATACCAAGTAAAGCGTCCCATGTCTTCTCAGGCAACTCGTTAAAGAACTTGATAATATTGCTTATCAGTTTTGGAACTTCTTCTTTTATGGTCTTTGCCATATCAGTATTCCATTTGATAAGCTTACCTAAAACAAACCCAAAGATATAAGCAATTTTATCAGGCAAGTCTTGAAAAAACCCTGTTATCTTGCCAGGTATCTCACCAAACCAATCAACTAATTGTGTGAATATCTTTGTAGCAACTGTCTTAAGTGTTTCTAGAGCACTAGTCCAAAACTTTTTCAAGGTGTCATACCAAGCTTTGAAGAAGTTGGTAAGATGATTCCAAGCCCCTTCCCAGTCACCCTTCAATAAGTCAGCAAAGAACCCAAAAGCTTCAACTAGCATATCCAAAGCACCAGTAAATATAATAACAATCCCATCCAGTATGCCATCCACGTACGTCTTCATACCTAAGAAGTCATTATTGAATGCCTTTATAAATGACTTGACAACTTTTGTAATCCCTTCCGTAACGCTTTCGAATATAGATTGGATTTCTCCCCAGATAATGGCAGTCTTTTCACGGATACCACCAATATCATTATCCCATGCGTACTTCAAAGCTGCAACTGCAGCAATAACACCTGCTATAATTGCAATAACGGGTAGAATAGAAGCAGCAATACCACCAATAGCAGCACTAGCACTACCTGCCGTTGCAGAAGCAGCAGTGAAAGAAGCACTAAGTGAGCTAAATGTAGTTGCAATTGAGGTAATAGTAGTCACCAGCTTACCAGCAACTATCAAAACTGGACCGATTGCAGCTGCAATACCAGCCATCTTAACAATCTGTTCTCTTTCCGCTTCAGACATAGCATTTAGTTTGTCTACTATCCCTGATATGCTATCCGCAATATCTCTAATGACAGGAGAGAGGATATCTCCAAAGGCAATTGCCAAGGACTCTATACCGCCACCAAGTTGTTCTAAACTACCTTTAAGATTGTCCTGCATAATCTCAGAGGCTTCTTTTGCTGCACCACTAGAGTTGTAAATGTTCTCAGTTAAGCTATTCCAGCTTTCATCTGAGGCATTCATAACTGCTAGTAGACCAGACATACCCTCTTTACCAGCAAGAGTGGCTGCAAGGCTAGCTTTTTCTGCTTCCCCTAAACCATCGAATAAGTTTCTTAGGTCATCTAGGGACTCACCTAACGGTAACATGTTGCCTTTAGCATCCATTAAGGATATGCCATACTTTTCCATAGCGTCACGCATCTTGTCCGTGGGCTTTACCATGTTTGTAAGGAACGCTCTTAATGATGTGCCAGCTGTTGAAGCTTTGATACCACTATTCGCCATTGCACCAAGAGCTATAGTAACGTCCTCAACATTATAGCCAAGTGCACCAGCAACAGGAGCAATGTACTTGAAGGACTCACCAAGTTCAGCAACACCTGTGTTTGTAGCGTTAGCTGCCATAGCAAGTGTGTCGGCGAATTTTGCTGAGTCTTTTGCGCTTAAACCAAATGCAGTTAATGTGTCCGTAACGATACTGGATGTCAGTGCTAAGTCCTCACCGCTTGCAGCAGCAAGTGCCATAACACCCTCGATACCACTAATCATGTCAGAAGCACTCCAACCAGCTTGTGCCATAAACTTAAAAGCATCTGCGGACTCTGAAGCACTAAATTTTGTCTTAGCACCCATTTCAAGAGCTTTTGCCTTTAGACTATCCATTTCCGAACCAGTAGCCCTAGAAATAGACTTTACTTCAGACATACCAGCCTCAAAATCTGCAGATGTCTTTACGGCAGCTGCCCCTAGTCCTGCTAAGCTAAGCGTAACTGTCTTTGTTAAGGTAGTGCCGACAGAAGTTAAAGTACCACCAAGTGCATTAAATTTGTCCTTAAGCGTTGCTGATTGCTTTCCAAGTACAGATAGTTGATTAAATGCACCTAAGATACCTTTGTCAAACTTCGTGGTATCAAGCTCCAAATACCCTACAGCACTACCTACGTCAATAGCCATATCACATCACCACCTTATGTAAAATTTTTGTACATAGCACTAAAACTAGTGTAATGTTTACGGAAGACAGGTTCTTCACCATTGTCCATCCTAAAAATGATAAGTGCACAGGCTTCATCTAGGCAGTATGCAGTGTAAGCGTCATCTTGAATACCAATAAGTTCGCTGGGTCGCTTATTATAAATCCTCACCATCTTTACTAACTCCAGTATCATCTGACTGCCCACGAAAGGACTCCAATGCCTTAACACCTTTTTGGGAGTATCCAAACAGGGTCATTAACTGGTCATCTGTTAATTCCACTCCTGCCTCTTTAATCTGATTGTAGGTGGGCTCAACAAGTGTAGCCTCTGCAAAGATTTCAAGGATTTCATGTAGGTCATTAAGCATTGCGTCATCATCCGCATCAAGGGTAGCAGTGCCACCAGCGAATAACTCATTTGCCTTGACCTTTAAGCTGTTAGGGATTTTACCCTTTGACATAAGAGCTAATAGTGATGTACGCTTAACCCTTACAACAAGAGGTTGCCCCTCATCGAACTCAGGTAGAGCAATGATACTGCCCTCAGCATATCTTTGTAAATCGCTAAATGATGTTACCTGTGCACTCATAATTTATACCTCCATCTTAGACCGCTACAGGGAGCGTGTCTACGTAATCCATGTCATAGGGTGCTACACCAGTGTCAGGTGTAGATGTAATCTTGTACTCCGGAGCTCTGAATACACCATCCTCAGAACCAAATGCGACAGGCGCACCAGCACAGTTCGGATAGGTGATTTTTTCATAACGGGTAATTTGACCAGCAGCATTGTACTGTGCGGAGTAAGCACACAATTCTAATGGTTCAAGTGTGGTGATATCACCAGTCACAGGCGGTGTATAACCAATGACCTTAGTGGTCTCCACCTCATCAAACTTGATTGTACCACCTTGAAGCAGCTTAACCAGCTCAGGTGAGAACACATTGTCCGTTAAGGTAATGTTGTGACCGATTAATGTTGATTTCTCAGGCTTCTGAGCGATAAGCCTATTCTTAATAATAAGCTTAGTACCCTCAGTAACCTCAATCAGAGGCTCAACAGCAATCTTATTAGATGTCATGATAATGTACTCATTAGTATCAGCACCACTGGTAGCTTTTACAGTTACCATAACGACATCTATGGTAGGGATTTCTGTAACTTTCTTAATAGGCATTTTAAACCCTCCTTATTATTGTTTTGTAAAGTTTCTATACGAGACACTAATCATGTGTGCCTTGTATTTGTCGTCATAAAAGCTCGGACTCTTAGAGTTCATTGGCTTAACTTTAGGCTCAATCTTCTTCATAACGTCCTCAACCTGTTTGACGAATGGCAACAAAGTACTATACTTTAGCTGAGGTACATAGCACATTACATCGTAGTAATTAACATCAGTTGAGTAACCATTGTATTCGGAGCTACCACTGGCTTTAACCACTACATAAGGTGCTTTACATTCATCCTGCTTAGTCCCAGGAGAGTACACATCAATACCGTTGCTCTTAAGATTATCCTTAATATCGTCCCATATCATTGTACACCCTCCTAAACTTTCACATTGATTTTATTCATCATGCCTGTGAATTGTCGCATGATTTTTGGTGAGCTCAGCTTTATCGTTGGTTCAATAATAGCATAATTCTTTTCGTTTGCTAACTCCAGCCACATACCATAGTCAACACTATGAGAAAGAACAATTTTGTATCCTTTAGGGGTTTTGATGTAAGTGCCTTTAAGACCTTGTCGAGCTCGTCCTGTTCGGTCTGTCCATACTGCATTCTCTTGTGCAGTAGATTGTATCTCCTGAGATTTCGTATCAACGAACATCTCTACAGCTAGCTGCATCTTTACGTCCATCATGGTAACACCGTTAAGGAGTTTACTAAAGTCCATCTTAAAACCGCTCATGTCTCTACCTCTAAGGAGATACTTCCGATAATACCAAAGTTTCCAAGGTCTTTAACATCTACAACCTTGTATACGATACCATTACTTAATGTGATTTTGTCATCTAGGATTAACCCTTTGACTTCATCATACACACCAAGAATTTCAGGTTGCGGTTTCGCCTTTACTCTTGCATTTTCGGATGAAGCAATGACCACATGACCTGCAACTTCATGGAAAATACCCTTAAAAACTGTGGTAGTATTTTCACCATCAATAGGTTCATGTGAGTCATTTACTGCTTGTCTTACAGCAGTATATGTGTTACCATTCCACTGTATGACCTTCTTTATTCTGTTAAGCTCAAACTTAGGGTACATGTTACACCCCCTTAAGAATGCCTGAGTTATTCGGTCGATATCGTTTAGCCAATCTTCTAAAGTAAGAAGAGGTGTCAGCAGCTGTGTAACCGCTTAGAGCCAAACCCATATCCTGTGACTTTATAATGAGGCACTGGTAAGCTGTGTCAGATACGTTGTCAGAGTTTACACCAAGGTAATATGTGAGCTCCTCATCCGTAAAGAACGGGCAATCATTTTCCCTAAGTATAATTTTTAACTCTTCCGTTGGTGTCATTTAGTCACCTCCTACAGCTTAGATTTCAGCTTGTTCCTTATTTCTTTCTTACTTCTTAATCCAGTTATGTCAACATTCTTAAGTTCTGCTACTCTTTGAAGCTCGGTGAATGACAGTTCGCTAAGTGGCTTTTCAAGCAAGTCCTCATCAGACTCCTCATCACCATCTAATTCTTCATCGGACTCTTCGTCCTCATCTTTAGAATTATCAGGCTCCTCGTCTGTGTCGTCTTCCTCTTCATCAGAACCGTTTTGATTGTCTTCCTCGGTATCTGTACCGCTTTGACCATCATCCTCGGTTTCAGCAGAGTTAACGACAGGCTCTTCCACTTTAGTCCACCCCTGGGGTGCATAAATCTCTTTAAACACCCCACGAGTAACTGTCATATGATTAACACCGTTAGTAATATTAACCATATGTGTGTCCTCCTAATTAAGCAACGTCTGCAATGATAATCTTATCAGCCTGCTCAAAGGAAGGGAGATAAATCATTGTGACCTTAGTGTCAACAGTTACGGGGTCGGTTTCCTTCATGGTAGTAACCGCTACACCAGTATCTGTAATAGATACATTAGCAGCAGTACCTGCATTAAGGTCAGACTCTTCAGGTGTAGTACCGAACCAGCCAGTACCCAAAGCACCTGCAGGGAATAATACAAATGTGTCGTCAGCTACATACTTAGTAGCAACCTTAGCCTCATTGAGGTATCTCTTTGTGTATACCACAACTTCAAGGTCGAGCTCAGAAAGTAAGTACTGTCTAACCTTTGCATCGGAAACAGGTGCAGCGGAGTTATTACCGAGGATACCATTTCTGATTTCGGTGTTCTTGAGGAAGTATCCCCAAGTCTTACGGGAACATATTGCTCTAGTAGGTCTTACGCCAGTAGCATCCTCACGTTCATCCTGCCATGTACGGATATCATCGATGATGGGAGCGGTAACAGTAGACCAAACAGTCTGAGCTGTTTTAAGCTGTTCTGCTTCAACACCATAGTCAAAGGTTAATTCCTGACCATTAGCGTTGATTGCAATAGCACCAGTAGTCAATGCCATCATTCTCATGCGCTCACGCTGAGCTGCAGCACCTTGTAACATTCCAATCTCATCATTGTAGACACGATTGATAACGGAGTCGATGTAAGCCTGATTACCAGTTTCAAGTACAATGTTAAGCTCCTGACGCAATTCTTCATCAATGTACATAGACTCTTTGAAGAATGGCATCTGTGCAGATAGCTTTTCAAAGCCAATACGATCTCTCTTAATTGCCTTAACATCAAATGCGGAAGGGTTAAGTACTACAGGTAGACCATCCTTACCCTTAATCCACTTGAGGTTTAAGCCTAGTTTCTTCTGGGCAGGGAATAACTCCTCACCAAGAAAAGGTTCTCTGTCCTGAGCCAAGGTATCCCAAAATGCTGTGATTTCCTGAGCTACAACTAATTCGAAAATTGTTGCCATAATTTATTTCCTCCTGTTCTTCACGTATGTGAAATTATGCACCAATAAAGGTGATTTTAGTGAGTACCGCTTTTGCTTCAGTAACAGGCTTAGCAGCTGTTTCCAACTTAGCTAAGTCAACAAAGCCGAATACCAACATAGTTGCATTAGCGTTACCAGCTGTTACATCAACATCATGTAACAAAATACCCTGAGATTTTGCACCAAGTGCTGCTGTGTTAGTAACACTTAATACAGTGCTTCTTGTTGCCAGTGCGCTTACGTCACCACCTACTGCTGTGCCTGCAGGAATAATTTTCTTACCAGCTGCGTTAGCAACAACACTAGTGTTAGCAACTACAACACCTACGGAGAACTGCATGTCTGTGGTAGCTAAAATCTGCTTTGTAGCTAAACCACTTGTCTTAGTAATACCATTTTGATTAAACATTGTTTAATCTCCCTTCTTTAAGTTATTTGGAAAAGTAGGAACTTTTCGCCTGTGTGGTAGGTTTATTAGCTGTTGCCAATCTTGAACCTAGCCCAGTAGTAGCCCCGTTACCATTGCCTCCCTTTTTACCAGAACCTACACCAGTTCCAGTACCGTTGGATGAACCAGCGGAGGAGCCATCGGTGAAAAAACTAGCATACGCAGCATTAGTCTTCATTTCAGCAATAACAGCCTTTAAATCCTTAGTTTCCGTTACCTTTAAGGTAGCGATTGCTATTACATCATCTACCACTTCGAGTTTAACACCCTCACCCATTGCTGTGAATTTATTACTTAAGTGTGCAGCCTCTTTCTTAGCTTCAGCTGCTTCATTCTTAGCGGTAGTTAATGCCTCATCCTTCTTCTCTTGCTCAGTCTTTTGGGAGTCTAACAGAGCTTTTACCTTTGCAATTTCTTTAGGGTCGGTAAGACCAAGTTCCTTAAGGATTGCACGCTTGCCACTATCTTTCTCCTTTTTCATCATTGCATTAAGCTCAGCCTGAGTAAGAGTCTTATTGTCTCCAGCTTTGTTCTGGTTCTGGTCACCAGCTTCTTTGCCATCGGAATTGTCATCATCGTTTTCTCCACCTTCGCTGTCGCCAGCTCCGTCTGCAGCTCCTGTACCGCCATCAGCAAAGAACTGAAGGTGCATGGGTAAAAATGTCCCAGATTTTTTACGAGGAATGATTTCAATTTCTTCCATAGCTTGTTCGATTTCAACTGTGTTCATATCAATACCTCCATCCACACTAAGGTAGTGGTCAACACTATATCCAGATTAGTTAGTATCTTGTTCTGACTTCTGGTAGAAAGAACCATTATATGTAGAGTCAAGTCTTGCATACTCTTTTGTTAAGAGCTTGCGATACTTGTTAACTCTATCAATCTGAGTTTGGGTGATTTCTTTGCCTCTTGCTCTTGCCCGTGCTAAGTTATTTACATGGCACTCAATAAGTTGTTTTAAGTTAGCTGTTTTCATGTTGTCTATGGCAATCTTGTAGAGCTTATTGCAGTGTGGACACACAAAGTATGTAATAGCTATGTGCTCACCCTTTGGATTAAGCTCTGAAACAAGTAATTTGTCATTCGTTAGGATGAACTCCCCACGGCACTCATCACAGTATGTGATTTTAAGTTTTGCCTTTTCTTGTTCATATACTTCTTTATCAAAATTAGTACCCATACAGTACTACCTCCTACCTGCTAATACAGCAGCGTATTTATCTATGTCTGGATAAGAGCCACTAGGGCTACTCACCCATTGCGCTAACTTATCACCAATCTCAGGGTCAGTAGCTGCTTCATAATGACACATACCATTCGGATGGTCTAAAGGTAACTCATCCTTTGTATAGAACTGGCTGTCACGTTCGGCACATATTTCACACACTCTAGAAGAATGAGCGGAATGCCATATAAACCCTGTTACGAATGGGTTAGGCTTTGCTGTTAGTACCATGGATTGCTGGTAAGCATGTGATACTAATGTCCTAGCAAGCCTTTGTGCATTGTAATCTATTTTACGGGAAGTGTTTGGATACACTTTAGACCACTCCCAAGTCTTTACTGCTTTTGGGTCTACGAAAGTTTCAAGGTCTTTTGCTATGTCATATGTGGACTTGTTAAGTGCAACTCCTTTGGCAACAATCTCTTCAATCTGAGATTGCTTAGATAACACATCTGACCAAATAGCTCTTGATAAATTCCAGTTACCACCATAAATTCTTCCGCTTGTAATGCGTGCAACGACATCTGTAGGCACATTGGAGAAAGCCCCCTGTATCTCAAATACAGATAAACTTTTTGCAAATAGTATGTTGTCTTCTACAACTGCCTTTGCAACTTCATCCATACCCTTAGTGATATCAGTACGTAATGTCCTTCCGAGGTGCTCTATTTCAATCTTAAGCTGTTTACTTATAGTGTTGAGATAGGACATTCTCATTGCATCGGACATAGTAATTGACCCTTTAATACCTTTAAGCTCATCCTGCACTATGTGCAGTAGGTCGGAGTACATGGCAGCTATATTCTTTTTTTGCCTTTCAGACAGGCTCTGTCTAGCTTGTAGACTTCTATCAAGCTCTAATTTTACTGCCATGCACGCTCCTCCTTTATGTTAACGATTGTTAGTCGTTATCACCAAACACTTTGTTACCAGTCGGCGGTATGTTACTGAAGCTGTCTTCGAGAATTTGTTTCTCTTTTTGTATCTGCTTAATCTCCTCGTCAGCTTCTTCATCCGTAAGTTTTCGCCATTTCTTCATGTAAGATTTCTTAGACATTGTTAAGGAGAGTACCTCAGACATATCAATAGTCTTTTCCTCAGCCTCATCCTCAGGTAGGGGATAGTTGTTCTCTACATCTATTGTAAATAATACCTCAGGAGTTGCTTCTTCAACGTAGTACTCAGCACTCTCAGGATAGAGTATTGAACCATTGATAATAGTTCTACCAATAAACTCTAGGGCAGGTCTCCATACAAGCATCTTTTCATCACATCTTACGATTAGACTCCAATAGATTGCTTTTAAGGTCTTACCACTTGTAACAACACCTTGTAAGGCTTCACTAGATACGTTAGGAACATCCACTTGCTCATGCATCATTTCATTGATACGGTCAAGAGTGACCTTAAGGGCATCCTTGTATGTCATGTTAGCCTCAAGCACACCAACCTTACCTTGTCTATCAGCGGATTGATTTTCATCCGATGTTAAGTCCCAGAAGGAGCCAGCTGCGCTAGATAAGCTCTTAGTAGACTGATTGTCACAGTCAATAGCATACTTAGTAGGGTTCATAGACTTACGCTCAGCATCTTTATCTGAGTTAGCCATCTTTGAGTACCATGCTTCATAGTCATTGAGCTGTTCAACTTCACTTTCACCAAGTAAATCACCCGTTAAGCCATCATTAAGGATTACAACAGCTGGTATGTATGTGAAACGTGTGGGCTGCTCAGGTGTGACATCTTCTACCTTAATGCCGTGACCATCATAAAGGATTTCTTCTACGTAGCAAGTACCATCTTGCATCCAGTATTTCTTCTTGAATATCCTTACCTCACCTGTACTGCTAGAGTCATGTACACGTATAAACGCTATGAACTTGCTCAGTATGTCAGGGTTGATATCGTCCATTTCGTAGTAAAACTCCAAAGCACTCATAAACGATATGGTAATACCAGAGTTAGGATTGAAATTCAGCATACAAGCAGCTCTCTTACCAATAAAACAATCCTTTGCTGCCTTAAGGAGCTTGCCTTGAAACATGTTAGACTTAAGCACCTCATCTACAAGTGTTTGTAATGTGCTTGAAGCTTCTTTATCCAGCTTACCATCTTTAAGTGGTACACTCAGATTGAAGTCTGGTGACTTGCTGAATAGGAAACGTGCTTCTTTGTCAATAAGGCTCTTAATCTTTTTGTACTTTAATTTTGCAGGTACATAGTCACCATTTGCACCCTCAGTAGTGAAGTCAGAACCCTTCTTGTAAATCTCATATAGCTCAAATATCTTGTTAAGTTCTTCCGTAAAAGCTGTTTTTGTAGCTCCTTGCAGTTCGAGTCCGATGATACTATATGGAATTTGTCTATATGATGTTATAACCTCAGTTTTATTCTCATCCATCGTCACCCTCCTACACCTCTGCTACAAGAGCTGCTATTGTCTTGCTACCTGCTCTACCATCTACTTCTAAGTTGTGTTCCTCTTGGAATTTCCTAACTGCCTTATCAGTAGCTGGGCCGAATGAGCCATCAGTGCTTATACCAAGTTCGAATTGTAGCCACTTTACATCATATCCCGTGCACACAACCTGCTTATCCTCTTTATCATAGTAAAGAGTCCTAGTAGGCTTAGTGTAAGGGTTGGATTTCTTAACGGGTTTTTCATTCCATGTTGCCATGAACTTAGCAGGAGTACCATACAGCTGCTTAAGCTTGCTAGGAGTAGAACCCCAATCAGGTAACTGGAAGTGAGGTCTATCTGGCTTTGACCAATTACCTCCCCATTCTAACCCAATGCTTTTACCAATCTTCCCTACCTTGTCGAATAGTGCTGTGCTGTTGTTGAATGCATCGTCAGACGTTTTTCCGTCTTTATCCACATCTTCATCTAGGTAGAAGTCAAAAGCGATACCCCACTGATGCATTGAGGAGTATGTACTACCTTTTGCATTTGAAACCACCTTACCAGGAGTTGTTCTTCCTTGTGCGTATATGGCATCTTGCTCGGCTACAGTACGAACGCATTCACCAATCTTTATGTCGATACCTTCTTGCTTACACCTGAATATGAGCTCACCGACAAGGGCTTGCAGTCTTGGATGAAGTTTTGTAATATCTCTTGCCATTACTCATCATCCTCCTTCTTGCTCATACCAATTAGATTTCTACCAAGTTCGAATGCACCTGTTGAAGCTAACCCACTAGCAATGCCTGCTAGTATAATCTCAGGTGTAACCGTCCAACCATTCATCCATATGTTAAGGAATACACCGATTAAGGCAACAGCTGTAGGGATTAACTTATTGTCAACGTCCTTAACCCATTTCTTAAGGATATACCCAACAGCAAGGCAAAAAGCAACGATTATTGCAACAGTATACTGACCTAAAATATCCATAATGTTCCTCCTTCTTAATTATTAACAGTTTCTATCATAAACCTCCTAAGTACTACTGAGTACCTCACCTCCTAAGAAAGATACTCCCATTCGTACACAGATTTTAGGAGGTTTATTTCTTTTTCTTGTGTTTCCGTGTTTTCTTAAGGTGTTCACCATACTGCTTAGGAGTGACTACCTTATTAAACAGGTTTGGGTTATATTTGTCATGTATAAAACTACAAGGCAATGCCATCATGAGTACTCCTCCTCACTAAAACCACTTAACCAAGAGTTGTTTAGCTCCCTTAAGGGTTCACCCTTTACCCATGTAAGAGTCCTGCCATCAGGCTTATGTGAGTCTATCTGCTTATCTATACAAGCAAGTATAACACCATGATTTACTTCAATTTTAGGTAATTCTACCATATTAAGCACCTCTTCTACTATTTCTTATGATTTCCTTCACATTAGCAACCGTGTAACCATCCAAGCCATACCAAATAGCCGAAAATGTATGAGGGTCAATGTTGAACTCATCATATATAAGCTGGTCTTTAGAGTCCTTTGCGTAGGTCAATGTCTTTAGCTCCCTAACCGTGTTCTTACACTCAGGAGATACAACTATTTTCCTAAACCTCTTGACCTTCTTAGTATTAGCAAGTCTTGAGCCAGCGAATTTCTTACAACCTCTTATCTTAAACCCTTCCTGCTTGTAGAATTGGATTGCTTTAGGGTCTTCACAATCAGCTATAATCTGCTCCTCTTGAATATTGCTATCCCATACGAGAAGTTCCTTAACTGTCTTATCATCTGTCATCTTGTTCTTATAGAACTCTTTGTAAATGTAGAGTATTTTATTTTTATCATCAATCGCCATCTTGATAACGGCATTGTATGAAGTCTCAAAACCAAAGTCAAAGCCAATTCTCCTAAGCTTCTTAGGTATTGCTACCACTTCACGCATTACATCTAAATGAGAAGCAGCAACCTCCAACTGAGGTAAAACCCTGATACCATTCATACCGAACCTACCAAGTCTTGCAACCCTATATAGGTCTGGGTCATAGCTTTGTAACTCATCCAGTGTCTTAAGGTAAGACTTAGGAAGGAATAGGTTGTCGTCAGGTAGTGAGTGGTGATAGTAGACACCATTCTTAATGATTGTGTGCTTTGCGTAGAGTCGTTCATCATCCAGTACTATAATCTCATTACCATCCTCATCTACCCTCTTGAAGAAATGGGTGTAAACCCAGTTTTCCGTACCAACAGGATTAGTGGATAGTATAAAGTGAAGAGATAATGTCGGATGTCTTAAACGTCCTAAGAGCTCTTTGTAGCCTGCATACTTAATTTCGCTACACTCTTCTAACCAAACAATAGAAACACCATTTATAGACTTAAGCTTTGCAGGCTTATCCATGCCTTTAAAGATTATCTTACTACCGTTAGGGAATGTTAGAGTAAATGGACTTTCCTTCGCCATTACCTTACGTTTCCTTTGCCTAGGAGAGTCAGCTAGTAAATCAAGCTCTTCCAGTATTTCACAGAATAGGGAATAAGTACTTTCACGGTGTGTATCGTATACTTCACGTACAACCAATACTTTTCGCTTCTCCTCAAGGCACTTAGTAATAATTTTAAATGCAATATGATAGGATTTCGATGAGCCATAGCCACCAACAAGTAAGTAAGTTAGGTAATCCCAGTCAAATATGAACTCTTCAAACCTAGGATTGACTTCCTTCTCAATGTTCATATGTAAATCACCCACACTCCAATGTATTTAACTACATTTATAGACTCTACATTTCGATGGTGTACTTCAGCAGTTATCATAGGGTCAAAGCTCTTTACAGTACCATGATACACTTCTTCTTTATCAACCATGATAGTAACTGTAAGGTTATCATTCAGTTGTGTCATTAGCTCTTGAAATTCGATACTGTTCATCACCACTCACCCCTATCTTTATAGTATTCGTGAAACAAAAGTTTTGCGAATAGTTGCATATTGCAATACAAAATCCTTATATAAACTTATGTTGCAGCGTTTTGACTTTTTAGTGCTTTGCATTTTGCAAATTATTTTTTCTCTTTTGCCTTACTGCTGATGAAAACTGCCACGGCACAAAGGACTAACACACCAACTATTGAACCAGCTCCAAACCCTAACCAGAATACTTGTCCAGCGGATAAACTAATCGTCATCGTTGTCTTCCTCCTTCTTCTTTCTGGTAACAGTGATTGTAATATTGTTATCACCTTCTTCACCATCCAGTAAGTCTTTCTTAAGTTGAAATTCTTGTTGTCGTAACTTACGAAGTTCAACCATGTTTTCTATCTCAGCTTGTTCTTTTCTGGATAACCAATTAAAAGCATTGTCTAAGACAAATCTACTACCGTTGTATCCATCTTTATCGTACAGCCTACATTCTGCATATGCTTCTATACGCTGCCGTGCCCTTTTTATTACCGTACTATACTGGTCACTTTCATTTACATCGAACCCTAAGTCATCTTTATAGCCTTTTTCGTATCGCTTTAAGACGTTTGTGTCGATATCCAGATACAATGCTAGACCACTAATAGTATAGGGCTTTATCTGTCCCGTTACTGGCATTCCTCTTTTGTCTAAATAAGGTTTACCAGTTTTATGATTGTACAGGACACCATCACATGATGCAAAGTATTCCTCACATAAGGCTCTTAAGTGGTCTGGGCTTTGAAATTTTCTTCTTTCGTAGTTGTTAGAGCCACCAAAGATAGGTCTGCGTATCGCACGCATGTCTAATTTCACTACCCTATCGCTTACCCATTCGTATCGTCGTGGAGTGCGTTTCGGTACTCTAATGACGAGAATGTCTTCATTATTTTTCACAGCCATTAGTCTGCTAACGTCTCCTTTCATTCTGTCGTTTCGTCCTCACAGGAAACATTATCCATCATGCGTGAAGAAATGTCAATCTTTACCTTTAAAGTAAATAAAGTGTTTACAAAAAAGATTTTTCAACCAAGAAAAACGTCAGTTTTGGGGTGACCGTTTGCATAGACCACTAACAGAAGCACAGCGCAGCGTAAGAGGCAGGACACAGTCCGTAACCATGCAAAACAAAAACACCGAAAAATCAAAAGATATGCCTTTTTTTGACAGGGGTTCGTTGTAGGCAGTTGATGTCTTTTTTCATTACCTGCTCCAGTAAAAGGCAAGACGAAACTGTTAGCGGAGATAGTAAATTTTCATATCAACCTTATGAGCTTATCCGCCTGTTTTTGCTGCAGTCCCATTCAATTTAAAAATTTTCGATTTTCAAAAAATAAATTTTTTTCTTTTCTTTTTCTGCAGAAATCGGTGATAGAAAAGATAGAAAAAAGATATACCTAAAGATATAGAGCGTCTCTCGTAATTTTACCTTTGATTTTCTCCTAGCTGCTTTATGACGTTCCAGTATCTTTGAAGCCTGTCAACGCAAAACCTGTTTTTGCAGAAAAAGATATACGAAAAAAACCTGTTTCTGACGTTTTTTCTGCTGCGCTTTCGCACACGAAAGTGAGCCAATCGAAAATTTTCGTCTCCAGTCCTGCGGAAGAGGAACAAAAACAGGTTTTTCTCGAAGCAAAGTTACAATCTTTGTATAAATGTTTGCCTTTTTTTGCAGAGTCAGTCGAAAAATCCTTATGAAAAAAGCCTGTTTCTGCAGGAAAAAACCTGTTTTTGAAATTTCAAGATACAAACTCCGACGATTTCTGATTTCCTGGAGAGGAAAAATCTGTGCAGATTTTCAGAGTTTTGAGATACAAAAATTTTCAAAAACAGGTTTTTATACATACTTCAGGATTTCGAAAAATTCTTTACAAAAATGCTTGACAAATTTTCAAACTTAGTGCATAATACCTTTAAAGCAAAATTTTACAGAGGAGGAAAGAAAATGATTTTCACAATCATAATCAAGGAAAACGGGAGTGAAAATGCCTTGTACCAGTACTGTAACGAACCCAATTATGAAGCAGCAAAACAATATGCAAAAGAAAATTATGCATCTTACGTGTACAGTTCCACTCACACTGTTAGCATAAGTATGATTAGACACAGTTTAAGATAATTTAAAAATATTTTAAAAAGTACTTGACTTATTTTTTAATCCATGATATAATACTATCATCACCAAAACGGAGGGAAACAAAATGAAATATTACTTGTTAGCAAACGGATTTACACAAACACATGAAGAAAGATTTACCCGTGGCAACTTAGTAGTGTGCTCCGTCATGAAAAGACAAAGAGCTGGCAGCACCAAGACAACAAAAGTATGGGCAATATCAGTAGACGGACGTGAAATGTACGTAGGTACGATAGCAAATATTAGAAGAGTGTTAAGAAACCAATTCGGATTTAATAACTAGGAGGATAGCAATATGACAAACAAAGCATCAGATATTTACATGCAATCACAAAGCGGAATGAACTTTATGTGTGGAAGGAAAAGGGTAAGTATTAACAGCATGTGCGGAAGGAGCTTTAAGATAATAGACAATGGAGTTGAGACATTTGTAATCCAAGCTACACCTGAAGACCTTAAGCCATTCTATTTTAGAAAGCATGGAGAAGTAAAAGTACAATTCATAGATGGGAGGAACTAATTATGATGAAGCAAGAATTTGAGCAAGCCATTGGCATTACCGTGTCCGCAGAAGCATTTGAACATATTGAAGCTGTGTACCTTAACAGTGAATTTTTTGCATCTAAGGAACAGTTGTATAGCTTCTACAAGCAATACGACATGAATGGCATCGAGCGTATGTACAAGGACGTGTTAGTACGCTTAAGACAACAGGTGTCCATCAAAAACCTACAGGATAGAATAAGCAACCTACAGAGTGTCATTAGAGCACTTAGGGGATTTAAGAGCGCAATAGTAGATGCACTTGCGAAGTATGGGGAGGTGATTTAATGAATAAGGAGCGTAGAGCAAGACTTTTAAAAGCTCTTGATATGATAGCCGATGCACAAGCGATATTAGAAGAATGCAAGTCCGAGGAAGAGGATTACCGTGACAACATGCCAGAAAACTTACAAGCTAGCCAGAAGTATGAAACAGCTGACCAGGCAGTTAATGAGCTTGATAGTGCGATAGACTCATTAAATGATGTAATGTCTAATACCAATACCGCAATGGAATAGGAGGAGAATATGAATAAACGTAAGGTAGCAAGGCTGCTGTACTTAGAGACAGTGCTATCAAATATTATACACCAAGCAGTAGAGGAAGAAATTAACGGTCATGAAGTAGACTTGGAAAAGACTAAGAAGAGCCTAGAGTATCATATCAATGAACAGATATAGGAGGGAATATGGAAACATACAACATATTAGTAATGTTTAAGTACACCAATCAAATAGCCTACTGGTATATCATAGAAGCTGCTAGCATGGATGATGCTAAAGCAATGGCAAAAGAGCTGTATCCTACATTTGTCAATTCACCAAGTTATTCCGTGGTTGTAGGTCAGGAGGTGGCATAATGAGTAATCTGTTAGAGGTTAAGTATAACAATGCTTTAGAAGAGTACAAAGAGTCCAGGGAGAATTTTATACAGTTTGTTACTGATGAAGTGAATACATCTTGCTTTGAAAGAAATGCAATAACAAGGCTGGCTATCATGATTGAGCAAAAGGCAAGGATGGAAGCCCTCAGAGTTGCATTAAAGCCCTATACTAAGAAGTAGGGAGCCAATAAGCTCTCTTTTCTTTTGTAAAAAGATTTTAAAATTTCTTAAAATAGTGCTTGACTTCTTTAAAATCTCGTGATATAATAAGGTATAAGGAACGAAAACACTATCTTAGGAGGTTAGAATATGAAGAAGGAATTTGTAGCAAATTGGAACAACCACAGCACACAGACAATCGAAACAGAAGGACTAACCGATAACGAAGTAGCAGCCATGATAGCTGCAAGAAATAATGAGTTTAATGATGCACTCGAAGAGAGACGTTGTGGTACATGGAATTTCACCGTGCAAGAGAATAGCGGTATCAATGCTAA